ATCCAAGGAACAGGATCGTTGCGGCCATGGTGTTCGAGAGTTTGTATTTGTCCTGGTTAGAAATGGAAAAGACCGATGTATGTTTCCAAGGTGCGGAATGTTTGTGAGGCCCTGCCCGCCTCAGTCAATTTGATTATGAACGAAGGCGTCCTGCAAGAATCTCGTGCCGGTTTTGTCCTGGTGCTGCCCGCGCCGCTGATGACGGTAACGTCGCATCCGTGCGAACGTGTGCTGCGCAGTGCAGCCCGTGACGCCAATCCCTTCTTCCATATGGTCGAAGCCATCTGGATGTTGGCAGGCCGGAATGATGCCGCCACGCTCAATCGTTACGTGAAAGATTTTGGGGATCGATTTGCAGAACGCCAACTCGGGGATCCGTTGCCTGAGGGTGACGGGCGCATCCATGATGCCTACGGGCGACGCTGGCGCATCGCGTTCCAGTTTGATCAACTTGACGCTGTTGTGAAGCGGCTTATTGAAAATCCAAACGATAGACAGTGCGTGATTGCAATGTGGGACGCGACACTCGATGGCGAGAATGATCTCAATGGCGCATGGCTCACGCGACCCTGCAACACGCATCTGTATCTGCGTGTGCAGGAAGATAACCTGGACATGACGGTGTGCTGCCGAAGCAACGATATGGTCTGGGGCGGCCATGGGGCCAACGCAGTTCACTTCAGTGTCCTTCAGGAATATCTTGCAGCGCGTATTGATGTGGGCATCGGCACGATGTATCAACTCAGCAATAACGCACACGCCTATTCGATCGAACTCGAACGTCTCACGAAACGCATGTTGAAATTCGATTTGACACTGGAAGATGATCCGTACACTAACGCCGGAATAAAGCCCGAACCCATGTTCACGGATCCTACCGAGATCGACAACGATATCGCCGCTGCGCTGCAGTGGCATGATGGTGGTAAGATTCCCGATTTTACAAATGACTGGTTCGGTACGACATTTGCGTCAGCCATAGTCGCGCACAGAATTTATCGTACAGCCGGCGATATCAACACAGCCATAAAAGTTGCCGGGACTATCAAGTCAGATGACTGGCGGTTCGCCTGCGTCGAATGGCTGCAGCGGAGAATCAAATGAGCATCCACGAGAAAATGATGGCCAGTCGTGCGCTGGCTTCTCGCATCCGGCGCTATCACACCATCCCGGTGTTGCACCAGGAAACGGTCGGCGAGCATTCGCATCGGGTCTGCACGCTGTATCTGCAATTGTTTGGCACGCCGCGCGTTGAAGTCCTCGAGTACATCATGTATCACGACATGGGTGAAATCAGTGCAGGTGATCTTCCGTTCAACGCCAAGCGCGATGCGCCGGGGATCAAAGACTACATGGACAAGGCCGAAGCGGCTGGCTTGCGCCGCATGAACATCAAGATGCCAGAACTGACCGAAGTGGAATATGCGCGGTTCAAACTTTGTGACATGCTGCAGATGCTAGAATTTGCGCGGGTCGAGATGGCCATGGGAAACCAGTACGCGAGATCGGTGCAAGATAATATTCTGGTTGCGTTGGACAGTTACAAACTCCTGCCGTCGCATCAGGTAAAATCCGGTATTCTAGTGATCATGTGCAGCACCCCCATTCAAAGGATAGAAGATGGCGAAGAGGCGTGACATACACATTGGCGGCGAGCAGCTTCTACTGATCCAGCCGCAAAGCACATGGACGCGCGTGAAGGAGCTCCCTGATTTGCGCCGGGTCGGCACCATTGCGCTGGATCGTGAGACAGAGGATCCAGGGCTGCAGGCTGGCACCGGACCGAGTTGGGTACACAAGCGCGGACGCATCGTCGGCGTGAGCGTAGCGTGGCACGAGGGCAACGATATCAAAGCATGTTATCTGCCGACCGGCCATCCCGACACTCAGTGCTTCGCACCTGAACAAGTGGCGCAGTGGGAACTAGATCTTCAGAAGGCTGGCGTCACCTTCGTTATGCAAAACGCGGGCTACGACGTCGGGTTCGGCGCGTCATGCTGGAGCCTACCAGTGCCACCGAACATCCACGACACATCGGCCATTGCGTATATGCTCGATGAGCAGCGGATGTCCTATTCACTGAATGAACTTTGCAGATGGCAGGGCATCCCAGGCAAGGACGAAACAACACTGCGCGAAGCCGCAGATGCGTATGGCATCGACCCGAAGAATGGACTCTATCGTTTGCCTGCACGCTATGTCGGCGACTACGCAACGCAGGACGCGCGAGCCACCCTGATGCTCTACGATAAACTGTTCCCGCAATTGGCGGAGCAGGATCTCACCGCCGCGTACCAACTCGAAATGGATCTGGTTCCGGTGGTCCACCAGATGATGGCGCGCGGCATTCGTATAGACCAAGATGTAACACAACAACTCTATGAGAAATTCAAAGCGCAGAGCCAAGCCGCGCTGAAAGAACTCAGCGACAAGCTAAGCCACACCGTCGGCATGGATGATATCCGTCAAACGAGTTGGTTGGAAAAAGCACACGACGCATGCAAAGTCAAGTATCCGAGAACAGCAAGAGGCGCAGCCAGTTTCACCAAGGGCTGGATGCGGTCACACGACCATTGGCTTCCGCAGCTTGTGCAGCGCGCCCGAGGACGCGAGGATGCAGCCGAAAAATTTGTCAAGAACTATATCATGGATCACACTTACAACGGGCGACTGCACGCCAGCGTCCATCAGTACCGCGCGGAGGTGGCCGGAGGTGAAGACGACGCGCGCGGTGGCGGCACCCGCACCTATCGGTTCAGCTACAGCAATCCGCCGCTGCAACAGATGCCGAAACGCGATGATGAAACGGTGGAAGTCCGGCGCGCGTTCTTGCCTGAAGAGGGCGAGCACTGGCTGAGCGCGGACTACAGTCAGCAGGAGTACCGGCTGTTCGTACACTATGCCGCGAAGGCGCGTCTGCATAAAGCCAATGTCGCGGTGGAACGTTACGCCGATGACCCGACAACTGATTTCCATCAGTGGGTCGCCGACATCACTGGCCTGCCACGCAAGCCAGCGAAGGACGCCAACTTTGCCAAGATCTACGGAGCGCGTGAGAAGAAGTTTGCAATGATGATCGGTAAGACTATCGCAGAGGCCACCGAAATCATGCGGCAGTATGACCGCGAAATGCCGTTCGCGAACTTGCTGTTTCAACAATGTGAAAGCGTTGCCGAGCGCCGCGGATACATCATGCTTTTGGATGGCGCGCGCGTGCGGTTCGATTGGTGGTTTGCCGGGTTCCGCAGCAATGACAACAGCAGCACCTGGAGCAACGCGGATTTCAGCAGCGATTGTCGCGGTGATGAAGCGCAGCGGCGTGTCGCTGATGAAACCCATCCGTGGTTCAAAAAGAATCTGCGAAGGAGCCGCTGCTACAAGGCACTGAACGGATTGATCCAGGGCAGCGCCGCACGCCAAACAAAGATGGCGATGCGCGCGTGCGCACAAGCGGGGATCAATCCCATCCTTCAGGTTCACGATGAACTTTGTTTCAGCGTTGGAAATAAGAATATGATTGCACAGATTTCAAAACTCATGTGCGAAGCTGCACCGCTCGTCGTTCCAATGCAAGTTGACGTGAAAATCGGTGCCAGTTGGGGCAAGCTTTCCTGACCGACTGCTACCCCTAGCGCGACTCCCAGGGTGTCGCTTTTTTGAAAAAGTCCAATAAAACGAAGACCTTTTTCTTCCATTTTTCCTTGCTTGCTACCCCTAGCAGGGCTAGATTGAGGGTGTTGGCGGTTTCCACCCCGCCAAGGACTGGCCACCCTCCGCCCCTTGCACTTGTTACCGGGCAACGGCTCCAGCGTAAAAACGCAAGGCTCCAAGAAGATCCCCGGTTTGGCAGTAGGCCAGCCCGAAAACAAACAAGGGGACAAAAAGAGGGCAGCGATTGGCGGTGGCGGTAGCAAAGCAGGCGAGAGCCCGTTACCGCAGCTAGTGCCAACGTGTTGGGATACCCCTGCGAAGAGCGGGGAGGAATTTGTGCGCGCTACACATTGCAGCAAACATTGCAGCGCCACCCTAGCAAACCACAACCGCAGTAGCGAGCTTGAGTTTGCGAAAACCCAAAACAGCAGACGCATCCGCAGTAGCGAGATGGCTGCCGAGCCGCGTGCAAAGCGCGGCCATCAAAAATCAAATCACGGACAGACCGGTTGGCCACTTCACTGATGGCCGACTCGCTGCAATCCAGTGGTCCTGCACTGCATCCTCCTGCCGCCCGGAAGCGAAAGAACCGGACGGTAGGCAGATGCAGCGCCAACTCGAAGAAAGTGTTTCGAAGCGCGGCGACAGGCTCGCCGCGTCACGATGCACTCGCATCATGGGTACGGCGACCGCCTCCCATTCAACCGACGTCCAACCTGAAGGAAAGACGCATCATGACTACAGCTAATGGAATGCTGCAACAGCAGATCACTGAACTTCGCATGGCCCTCCCGATCCTGGAAGAAAAAGCCCGGCTCGGCGCCATCCACTTCGACAGCCACTCCAAGGCGAAGGACCTCCTCCGCTGGTTCGACTCCGGCCGCACGCTGTCCGACAAGCAGATCCTGTTCGTCGGCCGCTTGCTGCAGCGCGCCAAGCGCAAGCATCGGAACCTTGATGTCAAGGTGAACATGACTAGTTCGGTTGACACCGCCGAAATCGTGCGGCAAGCCGTTTCGGAAATCGAAGCGCGCGGCGGACTCAACGACGGCGACCTCGAGAAAATCGAGCGGATCGTCACCGCCAACGTGCTTGTGGAAATTGAAAACCGCAAGCCGCGTCAGGTGGAAATCGTTGTCAAGCAGGCCGAGACCGGCAAGATCAAGAAGGTTGCCGGTTCGACGCACAAGATGTTCGAGCATCTGGTGCGCATGGCTTCGATCAAGCTGCCGAACGGCTACACGAACGGCATGTTCATTGCCGGCGAGGCGAGCTCGGGCAAGACCACCGGCGCGAAGATGCTGGCAGAGGTGCTCGGCCTCAAGTGGCACTTCAACGGTGCCATCAGCTTCCCGCATGAGATGCTCGGCTTCATCGACGGCGCGGGCAAGTATCACCGCACCCCGTTCCGTGAAGCCTACGAACACGGTGGCGTCTACACGTTCGACGAAGTGGACCGGTCCGACCCGGTCGCGCTGCTCGCCGTGAACCCGCACCTTGCAAACGGTGTGGCCACTTTCCCGGACAAGCAAGTCAAGCGGCACAAGGACTGCATCATTATCTGCACGGCGAATACGTGGGGACTTGGTGCAGACGCCAACTATTCCGGCGCAACAAAGTTGGACGCGGCGTTCTTGAGCCGCTTCCCCATCAAGCTGGCATGGGACATCGACCCCGTGCTGGAAGAGGCAATCGTTACGAACGCTGATTGGCTGGCACGCGTCCGCAATGCTCGCGGCAATGCCCGCTCGGCTGGCTTGAAAGTGATGATCGACACCCGCGCCGCGATGGCCGGTCAGTCGCTCATCGAAGCTGGCTACACCGCAGACGATGCGGCAACGTTCACGTATCTCGCCAACCTGAAGCCGGAACAGCGCAAACAAGTGGAAGTGGGAGTTTGATATGAGACGCATTAGCAACGACACCAAGTACGGCAAGGACGACTATCTTCTGCTGGAAGCTGGCGAACTGCCAGCCATGGCACAGAAGCACGCGGATCTTCTGGCTCGCAAGGTCGGCGGCGGCTGGTACGGTGGCACGTACCAGGAATTCAAGCAGCGCATTGAAACAGGTGACAACGCCCTCGTCGCCAAGTCAGATGCGCACTTGGCCAAGATCGAAGATCAGGTCCCGATGTCTCGGGGCTGGCGCAACGTCGACGACGTGGTCGGCGCGGTGCCGAACGTGCCTGCGTTCTTGGCTGGCCATCCGCAGTGCATGCGGCGTCGGCAACGTACGATGCGTGAAACCGCACCGCTCGCCATCTACATGGACCTGACGAGCAGCGCGGGCATCAGCGCGGCGGACGTGCAGGCTCGCGGCGTTGTGCTGCTGGCACTCACCCGCCTGCTGGTCGAGCATCGGCCGGTGGAACTGTGGGTCGGTACGTCCCTTGGCAACACGCGATGGTCGGCGACCGTTGCGTGGCGCATCGACACTGCCCCGCTGGACTTGGCGCGTGCAGCGTATCATGTGTCGGCGACGGCCATGGCACGCGGCTTCGGCTACGAAATGGCGCATGCGGAACTCAAGATGCCGCATGGACATTGGCCGTTCGACAGCCATGGCTTGCACTGCCGGACAGCGGAAGAGCGGCTCAAGAATGTGTTCTCGGGCCAGGAACTGATGTACATCCCGCCGATCTATCTCGATGACGCAATGACCAAGGATCCGGTCGCTTGGGTCAAGCGCGTGATGGCGCGGTACGTGGGGGAGGAGGAAGCAGCATGAACACCGTCCTCCCCTTCCATGTTCCAGTGTTTACCCAGAAGCACTACGAACACATGATAGAGGGGCTGCGCAAAGTTGCTGCCCCTCATGACAGGATAATCGCGGCGGAAATCCTCTGCCGCGTTTTTGCTAAGGACAATCCAAAGTTCAAACCCGCCATGTTCATGGCGCAAGTGATGGACGACCAATGACACAGAAAAAATACTGGATAGGCCAGCCACCATCGACCGATGATTTTGGTCTGCCTATTACCGACACGTTCTACGATGGCAAGACCCGCATAGGTCCATGGGCGTTCATGTCGCCCATCTCGTGGCCCAAGTACGGGATCGGCAAAACCGGTCTCGGCTTGGCGCAGAAATACCAGCGCCAAAGTGATGGTCGCTGGCTCAAGACTGAAGGCTAAATCTCAACCCTCAAAACAGAAAGACAGTAACACCATGCCTAGGATCAATAAGGAAAATTTTTGGAAGGAGCAAGTGGGTCTGCAGATTCTGTGGATCGACAGCTGCGGCAGTTCGCTGGAGGGCTACGTCGCCCGATACGGTGCTGCCACCGACGCTGACAAGTGCGGTGATGGTGGCGAAGCCATCTACCGCGCCGACATGAACTACCTGGAAGAGCTGACTCAGAAGTGGAACCGGGCTATGGCCCAGAGGAGAAGATAAAATGGACGACTCGTATATTTCGCACGGCAAGGGTGGGACAATGTTTGCGGGGCCTGATGCGGTAATGCTGTTTCAGGCCACTGCCCTGCGCTCCGGCTTGGGGCTCCTCAAGGTTGGCATCAAGCCTTCGCGTGGTTGGACCATAACTAGGGCGTTGCAGATGGCGACGTCGTACTCCGGCAAGACGTACAAGCGTACGGAAATTGACCGGGCCATGGCCGACCTGAAACTTTGGATCGACGCGATGCGCTGTGCATTGCCAGTGGAAAGGACAGACGACAATGCTTAGGATTGGTGATGTGCTGCAGGACAAGCTGCAGCGTGCAATGACGCGTGAATTGGAAACTGCCCTTGTGGCGCTTTCCTTGTGCGCCGAACGCCTGGAAGGTGCCAGTGCCAACCGCGAACAGGGCATTGGCGGGCAGGCGGAACTGGAGGCCCTGCAGGCCGACGACCGGCAGGCCATCGCCATCGCGCGTTCCCTCATCGACATTTATTGGAAGGAAACCAAATGACTGACCTCGACCTCTATCACTACTGGATGTTCTGGTACTACGACGACTTCGCCCGCTGGATGTCATCGGGCCGTACCACGCATCTGTGCTTCGACAGCTCAGAAATATAGGAAAGGAAAATCAAATGAGTGACAAAACTGCAATCCTTGCTGGCGAGTGGGTGCCATGCCGCATCTGCGAGGCGGCGTTCCGCCGTCTTCGCCAGACCGCGCGGTACTGCATCACCTGCGAAAACGGGTTCTGTGAGGGCGAACATGGCAACTTCGCCTACGGACACGGAAAATGCGTGGTCTGTGGTTCGCACAAGAAATACCTGAAGCAACAGTTTGAAGCGGTGTCAGCATGAGCAAACTCACAGGAAATAAGCTGATCGTGCTGGCTGCAGTAATCGGCGGCACCAATCTCGGCATGGCTACGCCAGAGCCGGAGGAGGTTGCCAGACTGTTCGAGCGTGAGGACATCACGCTCGACAGTGCCGTCGTGGCACTGTGGCAAGGCTATATGGAATCGGATGAGCATTACGATATCTTCATGCAAGAATGTACGTGGTGGCTCAACGACCGGCAGAACTTCAACAAGGGCAAGTCCAAATCCTGCGACCCGACCTATATCAAAAGGGTTTGGCCCGACATCGCGGAGGCCATGTCGCTATGACAAAGCGTCCGCGAGGCCACGCATCACTGCGTGACTTGCCTGGAACCTTGGCCTCTGCCGCCCGCGAAGCGGCAGAGGATCAGGGCCTGATCCAGCGCCAGTGCAAGTTCTGCAAAATATTTTTCGCGGCATACCAATGCGCCGCGGCGAAGCACCTGGAATGCGATTGTCCCAAGTGTCAGGGGTACTGCAAATGTCAATGACCAAACTGCATCAGCGCACCGCGAAGAAATATATCGGTGCGATGGCGTCCAACTACGAAACCAAGCGCAAGAAACAATTGCGATGGCACCAGGAAAATTCAATCGTTGCCGACATGCTTGGCGGCACCATAAGAAGAACCCCCATACTGGACGCACCGGTAGGCACCGGTCGGTTCATCCCGCTCTATCACAAGCTGAAATTGAAAGGGTGGGGGATAGATTCCAGCGAGGAGATGCTGGCGCAAGCCCGCAAGAAACCTGGAGCCAAGAATCTGAAATTGTCTGTCGGCAATATACTCGAGGATCAACTGCCTCGTGTGCAGACCATTGTCAGTGTCAGGTTCCTGGACCTGATCGACGAGCCTGCCATGCTGACCGCCATGGAACAGTTCATGCAGGCCGCCGAAAGGAATATCATACTGACCATCAGGTTCGGTGATGCCTACATCCTCAAGTCCAACACTGCAACGCACGACCGGCGCAAGTTCTTGCAATGGGTGCGCAAGCATGGCTGGCGTATGACTGAGGAAATTCCAATCTTCAAACAGGGCTGGTATGTACTTCGCCTAGAAAAGGACTGATCATGGCTGGCATACGGCTTGAAAGCTGGAGCACGCTGAATCGCAGCGATCTCCTGGACAGGGTATCCCTCGAAGAGCGCAGGCCACGCCTGACCTTTGAGGAAACACAGTTGCTCGATGCGGCGCGCGAGCGACTGCGCACTTGGAGAGCGCCATCAATGAGGAGCAAGGTTATGCAGGAAAAGAAGCTTGAAGAGCAGACCGACGTCACCAAGGCAGTCGTCGGAGAATTTGTTGAGGATGTCACCAAAGCCAAGGCGGCGAAGAAGCAGATCGCAGACGTGACGGAAGCTGCGAACGAAGCGGAAGCTGAGGAAGCTCCCAAGAAATCCGTTACGAAGGCGAAGACCAAGAAGGCGGCACCCGCCGCGAAACCCGCTGCAAAAGCAGCAAACAAAAAGGAGGCCCCTGTGGCCAAGAAGACCAAGACTGCGAAGACCAACGTGAAGGCGAAGGCGGCAAAGAGCAACGGCGGGAAGCGCATCCCCGACGACGCGGTTCTGAAGGTGAATAAATCTTTTAAGAACCCGTTCAAGGAGGGCTCCGGTCCGTACAAGCGGTTCGAGCTCTGCGCCAAGAGCGACGGCAAGACCTACGGCACGCTTCGCGCCTTGTCCGGCCTGAAGCCCACGACGCCGCTGAACTTCGTGCGAGCGAAGGGCGGGGAGTTTATCTCCAAGGGAAAGTAGTCACGCTCGAGTTGATGAAGCTGGCAGGCAAAGGCGGGAGGGATCCAACCCCTCCCGCCGAACTGGCAGCATTGACCGGGCGCGAACGTGTCTACGTGTTCGAGTACGGTGACGAGGAGGGCCTCGCTACCGTGCTAAGACGCGGTGAAGAAATGAGCACGGTCCGCTATGACCGCGCAGACTTGTTCGGCAAAGAAGGCCACGTCCTCAACCGCCAACTGAAGCCGGTTCTGGAAAAGAAACCCAAGAAGGCAAAACAAAATGGCGATCAAGGACACACTGAACCAACGTAGCACCACGCATGGTGACTACACTGTCCACGCCCGCATCACGCAGGAACTCAAGCGCGTGATCGAGCGCCAGGACAACTACGACAGACTGAATGATTGCCAGCGGGAAGCCTTGGCAATCATCGCGCACAAAATTGCCCGCATCCTTGCGGGCAATCCAAACTTCCATGACCACTGGCACGACATCGCTGGGTATGCGACGCTTGTAGCAGACCGCATCGTTGTCTCGCCAGTACCGCCGCCATTGACCGCCATGCCACTGGAGGCGGAAGCGTACCGTCCGGGGACACCGGAAGATGGCGGCCATCATGCAAGACATCCGTTACCACCTGATCTTTATTCTGATGAGGTGTTCGACGGGATGTCTCCACAAAAGAAAGCTTAATCTGCTCCGACCGAGAGGTTAGTCATCATCGGTTAGCGGCGGAATCGGTGTTTAGAAAGATGGCCTGCGGTCCTTTCGGTCGGCAGGTGTTGTGTGCCGTTCAAGGCCATCGACCGCCGCACCCCAATTCAAAAACAGAAGGACGACCATCATGAAAACCGTTATCGTTTTAATTCTGCTGACCTTGTCAACTCAGGCGATGGCTTGGGGTGAAACGTACCGCAATGCCAACGGACAAGTCGTTGGGCGTTCCACGACCACATCCACCGGCACCACGTTCTACAATTCACTCGGCCAGCAAACGGGTCGGGCTGTTACCAACTCCACCGGCACCACGTTCTACAACGCGCTCGGTCAGCAGACCGGGACAACCAAACGGAAGTAACTCAAATGGACTATGATCAATTCGCAAACACCTCACGTCGGCTAGATGTCTGCATCAACATTATCAATGAGGCTGTTGATAATGGCATCAGCTTTGAAAAGTTCAAGAAAAAGAAACTGATGACTGAATATGAGCGCGACAGCTTCGTAAAACTGCGGGAGCAATGCAACCGCTTCGTGCAACTCTATGACGAGATGGACACCATCCCATGAAAACAGTTATCATTGCATACGGACCCGTGTCCGGCTCATACCAGATCGACGGCGAATACGTGAAGAGCTACAGCCCTGATGCCCATGACGGGCGAGGGGATGCCACGTTCACCAACGACTTGGCCGAGGCGCTCAAGTTCGACGACATCATTGCAGCCTTGCGATTTGTCAATCAGCAGCCTGTCAGCAGGCCGCTTCGCATGGACGGAAGACCTAATCGGCCGCTGACGGCATTCACACTGGAGTATAAAAATGTTGCTTCGTGATTCACTCGCCGAGAGTGTTGCCAATTGGGAACGCCTCGGCCATCCGGCGCTGCTCGAGCGGTTCGTGCTGCGCAACGGTAAAGCGTACACCCCGCGCAAGCGCATCGGCCGCAAGCGCAAGGCAAAGGAATGTTTTTCCAATGCGACGCAGGCCGTATGGGATAGAGGCGGAACCTACGTGGAGGGATTCGTTGCTCGCAATGATTTCTGGTTGCCGCTGCTGCATGCGTGGGTCACGATTGATGGCAGCGACGCCATGGATCCGACGCTCGACGCGAAGAACTATCAATACTACGGTGTGGAGTTCAGCAATCGAGTGCTGAACCGCGAGCTCGTTCGCAACAAACATTATGGACTGCTCGACACCGGGTTGATGCTCAACATGAAACTGATGTTCGAGATCGACCCCGAACTAGAAGAAATCTGCACGCGCATCAAAAGCAACAGGAGGAGCGCATGAAAACGCAAGCGCAAACGCAAATGGATAAAGACTTGCGAAACCAACTCAACCGCAAACTGCGGGTCTGGGTCAGTGACGCTTTTGATCTTTATGAGATGGCTGAGCTCCCACCGGCAACGTGCGTGGCGTCGATCATATGTGAGATGTCCCAACTGCTGGCAGAAATACTGAAGGACACCTCGCGCATGACGCCGCAGAAATTCGGCGCCCTCATGGAAAAAACTTTTGCAACCATGCTGGAGGTCGAGGAAAAAGCCATCATCGTGCAACTGCTGCACCCCGATGTCGGTCCTGATGTGTTCGGTGAGGTGCCGGAGTTTCTGGACCCGACTGATCCGCGTCCGGCGCGCGAACAGTTCAATGAACGCTATGCGCACGGTGGCGGATGGCGGCCGATGAAGGGCTGGCGTCTGTCAAAGGACAATGTTCTGCAGTACTCTTACGGCGATTCCGGCGGCGAAGAGCCTCCGCTCCGGCCGCTGGCACAAACCAAACTGCGGAAGGAGCTGATTGTTCTGTATGAGCATTCTTGGGTGGCGATCATCCAGGAAGATCGTACGTTTGAAGTTTCCAGGATGGACTAAATCAAAGGGGACCCGGCTTGCGCTGGGTCCCCTTTTTATTTGTCTTGGATTTGGGCTAGAGCACAAACGTGAAATTTTTAATCACGTTGTAGTTCAGCTTTTTTCCCTTGAACCCTTTCATCTTGCGGGCCATCTGTCCGGCTTGCCGCTTGCCCTGCGCAAGCGTGATGTCATCAGCAATCAGAAAATAATGTGCCTTGACTTCACAGCCGTTGAACACATACCAGACTTCTATCAAGTGCATTGCGTTCAGTCCTTTGTCAAACCGGCAGGGCCAATCCCCGTCCGGGGCGTCCCTCTAGCACTGCTACCCCTAGCAACGCAAGCGGACCACCCGGCAGGGGCCACCCCGGCCACCCGGCCACCCCGGCTGGGGGGCCACCCCGCCCACCCCGGCTGGGGGGGCCGGGCGACCCGGCAAGGGGCTTAAAAAGGGCTGGCCTATACCACCCCATAGGCTTCCGCCTAAAACGCATGGGCGGGTCGCGCTGGGTCGCCTGTGGCCCCGCCATGGGGCAGGGCTGGCAGGGGCCACCCTGCAGGGCTTAAAAAAGACCGCCCGGTAGGGTGGCCAAGGGGCCACCCCGGCAGCGCATGGGCGGGTCGCGCTGGGTCGCCTAGCCGGTGGCCAAAAGCCTCAGTATGACCGGCCATGGCCACCCTGCAGCGCCACCCGGCCACTGACCGGCCACCCGGCCACACCGCAGGCCATCGCGTGCCAGCATCCGCGCATCGCGACCGTGGAAAATCCAAAGGACATCTTTCTTTCGCACTGCAACGAACGCTCTTCCGCCATTGCGCGCGTTCCGCAGGAGCCATCCAATTTGAGCCGGACGTAAACTGATTTCCAAACCCCGAGCGCGCTTATTCTCGATCCAGAAACTGGATCCCTTCCAAGTCCCGTGCATATCGGGCACGCCGCGCTCCACAATCCCCGTCTCTATCGTCGTCCAATGAACCATGGGCAGTCGGCTGCGGAATGTCTTCCGCAGCCCACCGTCCGTGCTCATTGCTGTTCTTCAGTTGTGTGATATTCGTGGTGACAGCGCAGGCATTGTCGGTGCCGCTGCACGGTCATATCTATCTTCGTAGTCCGCAGCACCCGCGTCACAGCACCGCACTGCGGACAAGGATGGCTGGCTCCACCCCTCACGCGAGCTGAACCCATCCGCGTTTTGTTACGAGCCGAAGATCGTTTGCCGTGACGCCTCGGCGTAGCAGTTGGGCGACTGACAGCCCGATCTTGAATAGATGATACCGCCGCAACCATGTGGGTCTTCCGCTTTTGTGCCGTGGATCCTGCTGCACGCTGACCACCCGCCTTTCGTCTATGATCCTTCTGTCCAGGATGCTTTGGGGCAGCGGCTTCCACTTGAACGCTGGCGGGCAATGTTCTATGGGATGGCCGATCAACATCTCTGCGTGCTGCACCGTTCTCGGCGTGTTGATCTGCAGCAGACACAGCACCAGATCGGCTTGATCGTAGTCGTACTCGTCTAGCGTGTTGAACAACGCGTCCCTTCCAGTCTTCCATTGCTTGATCCTCAGTTGCTTGAAAACTTTCGCAGTGGTCCTGCGATCAATCTTACGCACTCGGTTACGGTACAGTTCTAGCATCATCGCTTTGCTCCAATAGCGCGGGCCACGTTACCGCAACGCAGCCACCCGTTACAGGTAGCATTGCCTACACCTTAAAGCTATAATTTTATTTCGGGGCGCTTCACGAGTACACTTTGCATTGTGTGCATGATCAACTTGAAAGGAAAACAAATGAACGATAAGAGCATTGGAAAATTGGATTCAACAGATAAGGAGAACACTGTGACAATGATCGAGAACAATAACAACGGAGCAGATCTATCGCAGGAAAGCATCAAGCTCGTCGAAGCTGGGAAGGTTGCACACCAAGCTGTTCTCGAGCTCGCAGAAGCCCGACGGATAAAGATTGAGGGAATGGAAACTGAATTGAAACTGACGAGCCTTGAACTCGACAGGGTTCGGCTCGATGTCCACGACATCAAAGAAAGACTTTCCGCAGTGATCCTAGAAAACCAAAAGGCCGAGGCCGCGCGGGTGGCCTATGAAACCTTCGTCATCCTCCTGGCACGGCAGATCACGGAGTTCGTTCCTCCTGTTCCTCCGGCCTATGTCCACCGGCAGACCCCGAAGGAGCCAACCCCGGAGGCGAAATGAAACTGCTCATCCTCTTTTTGCTTCTCTTCTCGTCAGTAGAGGTGGAAGCGCGGTGTCTTTCTAGAGGGGAAGCGGTGGCAGCATTCCCGAAGGCACATCTGTATTGGAGCGTCGGAAAGAACGGGAGGTGCTGGGCGAATTCGTTGGCGCGGGCGCGTCAGGATTCAAAGGGGGATCCTCCGCGCCTGCAACAGAGGCGGGCCATCTACTACAAGGATGACCCTGATCCTGAACCGCCAGTGCAGCAAGTGCTTCCTCCTCTCCCGCCACCGGGGGAGCACCCTGCTCCGCCCCTGCAGGCTATTCCGAAGACGATCGAGGACTTCCCTCAGTGGGCTTGGGTCCAGGCGGCGCGAGAAGCCCAGAGGGAAGAACCGTTCTCCAGTTTCAATGGAGAGCAACCTGATGTCTGGCCGCCGCTCGAGCCTTCGGCGCCCAAGCTGATCCTGATGCTCATGCTGATTCTTCTGACGGTGGTGGTTGGAATGACAGCGTGGCGGTTGCACGGCAGATACTTCATGCCGAGAAAGGACTACCAATGGAGCTCGACAAGAAACAGCTTACTGAATTATCAAAGCGAGTCCATGCGTCCCTTCGAATGCTGAAGATGGGTGAAACAGGGGCCATCGCCTGCAGCAAGGAATTTCCTTTCGAGGATGTTCACGAGTACGTGCGAGCTTACTCGTTGCACAAAAGAAAATGGTTCAAGATGCGACACGACACGGTTTCTAACATCGTCTACGCTGAAAGAGCCAAGCCGCCACCGTGGGAAAAACCCATAGCAATAGAAGAGGAGGAAGAACTATGATGATGATGTTCGACCATCCGGGCTACGCTGCAGTCGGCGTTGTCCTTCTAATCATGTTCATCATATGGCTCATCTTTCTAGCATTGTAATCAAAGGAACAGAACCATGGCTGACGACAAGCAACTCGGTGACGGCCCGATAGAAACAAAATTCCGGGAAACCATGAACGCCATTGCAGAGGGACTAGATACAATCCTCAACGGCAAGAACGCACTGACCGGCAAGATTGAACGCAAAACCGGTTTCGTCGTGTTGCTGTTTCCGTACAACGACAGAACGGGACGGTGTAATTACATCTCGAATGGCGCGAATCGAGAGGATATCGTAAAGATGTTCAAGGAGCAGATCAAACGTTTTGAGGAACCCAAACCATGATTGTCTTCCGGGTTCGCTACTTGAACAACATGCTCGCACCGCATGTGTACTGTCGCGTCTTCGTTGCGACCGACGGCGGCACCTATGCAGCTCTTGGCAACCTGACGATGGAACGCGCCGAGTTCATAGCATTCCGCAAAAAGTTTGATGCAGAGTTTATCGAGGAAGAGAAATAGCATGCTGTGTGATGAGATCGTTCGTGACGGAATCACGGGAAGCAGTCTCTTTCCCAGTGATGGACTAGACCGCATCATCGACAGGATCAAAGGTGCGGTCAAGTTCAATCTGACGCCAGAATTTTCCCAGATCGCGGATGCCTTGGCGACAGACTACACTCAGATTTCTAAAGCCCTGGAATTCTGCCGCCTGCCGTATCCCGAGATCTGGATAGAATTCCCGCAGTCTGGTCGGCCGCATTTCAACGAGGGAGACAATCCAAAAGCTTGGCAGGCTCGTCCAGAGCGGGTCGGTTTTCTTTTGAAGGCCACCCGCCCCGACATGTCCGCTTTCAAAGCGCATATGTTCTGGACGCTTCGCAGTCCTGTCACCAATCAGTTAGAACGTTGCGTGAGTTTCCTGGCCATCCAGTTCGACATGACGAACAGGGATAAAGATAGAGCATCACAAGAAGAGGTTACAAGCAACGCGCCGCATCACTCCATGTGGTGGCTGAAGGCCAAGATAGAGGATCGCAAGCGGCTGATCAATGTGGTTCAGGCTTGCGAACCAGATTATTTTTCCCCTCTGTTTCATAGCAACGTTGACAGGGCCACCTCAATAACTCTTTGGACGATGGCGAATCAGGATTGGGCTGGAGAGACACAATTTCTAGAATCCATGCTGGCATTGCTCAACTGCCGCAACGTTCATCAAACTGAGTACGTGGACCACACGCAGTTCAACAAAAAGAGAGCGAGCAGGGGCAAGCCCCCGCTGCTCTCCTATCACATTGTGAAAATCCACGCACATCATATTCAGCGTGCAACGGGCAACAGCCAGAGCACGGATCATCGCGCTCTGCGGCAGCACTTCGTCATCGGGCATTTCAAAAACCGTCGAACGGGCTTGTTCTTCTGGCGTCCTTTCACGCGAGGAGACCGATCCCGTGGCCGGGTCATGAAAGACTACGAAATGGAAGTCTAACGCTTGCCGCGCTTGGTTATTGCTCGGGTCGGCGTATCCTCGACCGCTGGCGGCAGATCGTTGAACGATCCTTCCACGTAGCTGGTCACCACTTCAACGCCGCCATCTGGCATCCACCGCACCGTCTGGTCTCCGAACTTGCCGATGAACAACGATCCGGCAATCTGCGCCTGTGCCATGTGGCGCACAACCTTTTCGAGATCGTCGCGGTTAAACGTAATGACTTCTGATCGCGCTCGCATCATTTTGGATTCTCTCCTTTGGGTTTATCGTCTCCAGAACCGCCCGCACCAAGAACACTCCCACAACCCGCGACTGACGCGGTGATGATTCTTACGGTGGAAAAGCACACACCACCATCGCATCTCACGACACCTTTTTTCTGCCGACCGTTTCCTGCCACGCCTCGCGCACCCTTCGCACGGCTGGATCGCGCGCCAGCATCGCGCTTTCATCCGGGCTCGGCTTGCGCAGCGCATCACTCCAACCCATCACGCTGAACTCACCGCACTTGATGCACATGGATGCGTCGCCCGGCCTCATGCGCGGCTCGACATGAGGAAGCGCGCCACGTCGAGTGACAGCACTCGAACGGTCGTGTTCATCACCGCAGAACGGACAGACCGTGAAATTGACGCGACTCACAGCCAAGTCTCCACGATCTGTGGTTCATCGTCCGGCGAGCGGGGGATGCACTTCAGGCCGATCTCAAGAAAATGGCCGCGCAGCGTTTCGAGATCAGGCACCGCCATAAAATTCTCGGTTGGCTTGTCAAGAACAAATTCACGTGCGACGAAACAGTCCGGGTAGTCGGACGGGTGATCGTAGATTGTCCACAGTCGCAGCGTCACGGTCGTCTCCTTTTCTTCCGCAGCTTGAACCCGGCCTTGGCCGCGTGATTGATGACGGACTGCATGCTGCAGTCGAACCTCGCCGCGATCTCCTTGAGCGGCACACCGCGCAGATAGGCGGCGACCGCTCCCTCGATCACCTCCCTGCGCAGCTTGGGCTTACCGTACTTGTTACTCACTTCGATGTCAAATATTCCGTCGGCACGCAGACCCATTGCTTGCCATCCCAATTCGACGTGATGCACTGCGTCGGAGGCGGAGCGGCAGGAAGTGCGCCACCGGCAGGACCCGGAGGACCGGCCGGACCGGCCGGACCCTGTTCGCCCACGATCTTCACGCATTGCCAGCCTTGCTGATTGTATTGAAGCGCCATGTTGGCACCAACGCAGAACGGAGGAGTCCAGGCTTGCCCGTAAGCGCCTGCAGTGGTGAACAGCAGAATGATTAGAACCCACATTTTTCTTTCTCCTTCCTCGCCCGGTACTTGCGCTTCATCAGCTTGACATATTCGCGGTTCGCAACTTGCCATTCCCGTTGATAGTCAGGATTACGTTTGCGCCAGCGCACCTGAAGGATGCGCTGGCGTTCTTTTTTCTCGGCCTTAGTAAGTAAAGGCCGCTTGCGCATTTACGCAGCGAGACGACGACGACGCAGTCGGTTGAACCCAAACATCCCGGCCAAAGCCATCACCAACGCAGGAAGTCCTGCGCCGACAGCCGGACCCGGCACCGCGAACGGCTGGATGAAGAACGAATCCGGCCCATCGTTCGCACCGGTGATGCGAGCGTAGAAGCCGATCCGATCCCCGATATTGATCCCCGTCAGGTCGAAGCCTGTAAGAGTCCAATCAGGAAATCCCGTTCCGTTGTTGATGTCCGGAAGCAACGTGCCACCCGGTCCCGGCGAATACACGGCCAGCACAGTCTGCTGCGTGTAGTTCAGGAACCAGAACGACTCCAGCGTCTGCGCGACGTTGGTGTCGTTGACGTCGATACCGACAGAAAATCCCAGGCTGCCGAGCAGGGCATTCTGGAAGATGCTGCCGTCACCGATAGAGTAGCCACTCAAGAGGCCGCCGAACGTGTCAAGGGCCAAACCAGTCTGCGGTTGACCGGCGATAGAGGTGGAGAAGAACGCCACCGTGTCCGCGTTGCCGGTATTCCCGAACAGATTGTAACCGAACCCTGTCGGCTGCTGCGGCTGATTCGCTCCGCAGATAATGCAGGGAAGGTTCTGCACCTGATTGCCGGTTGGCACCGTTGGCACCAACTGCAATAGGGTAGCACCCGACGCGTCCCAATTGAGACCGCCAAGAATCTCAGCCTTCGCGCCGCTGGCAAACGCAGCCATCATCGTAACCGCCAGCAATAGCTTCTTCATTTTCAGGGAACTCCTAGGGTTGAAGTCTGTTGCAACGAAGGTAACACTATACAGTTTCGCTACGTGTAGCCACCGTTTTGTTTTGGAAAAGAAAAAGGCTCCACGCGAATCAGCATGGAGCCTTGCAAATATCGGGCGGTGCAGGCGGAAACGGCGGAAGCGCCGGAACTTGTGATCGCGGCGCTTCAGCGAAAGTTCGGTACAAGCCCGAACAGCGACAGGATGCCGATGATCACCAGCACCGCGACAATGATCATCAAACCCTTGCCAAGGAAACCCTCTTCCGCGTTGACGTTCATCCAGAACTTCAGGATGAGCGCGATGAAGATGATGACGGCTGCGGCTATCAGAAAATACATGACAAAGCTCCTATGGTTCGGCAGAATCTTCGCTGAGTAGGTGCTGGACATCCAGCAGCATCTCGTTCGCTTCCTTCCGAAGCTCGACCTCCTGCCGGTTGATCGGCCCCCAATGCTGGCGCAAGTAACGCAAGCCGACGGCGGTCACGAACACATGGAAAGCCGGAGCGTACTTGCTCAAGAACTGAAACTTCGCTCCATCACCTGATCCGAAGTTGGCAAGCTCATCCTTCTTCAGCGATACGCCCTCTTGGAACGTCGGCAGGAAGCCGTTCGGGTTGGCCCAATATTCCTGCAGCAATGGCGGAATCGCACTACTGCACGACCGGATATTCCAACTGGTTTGATAGCAACTCGCTTCCGCTGTGTCGGCGGCGACGTTGGTCGCGCTCATGTCGCGCCCCTCACAATAACGTCCTGAACTTTCGCGCGCGCCGAGGCCCAGCAGCAGCACGAACAACGCACGCAAGGTGTCAATACCGTCCACCGAATTGTCCATGCCGATGGCGGTGAACTTGTCGCGATACCAACTGAGCGCGTCCTTGTCAGGTAGATTGCGGTCGGCCTGCGCCGCCGTCGTCGCTATCGGGTGGCCCTCCATCAGTCGCGTCGCGGCAAGGCCGAAGCACTGCGCGATGCCTGCGGTGTAGCCGAGCGGCAGCTTGCCGCGATCCTTCCACGAATACTTCGCTATCGCGCTTTCTTCAGCGAGCTTGGCGATCCGTCGCGCCTGATCCGCTGGCATCCGGTCGTTGCCGGACATCTTCGCGCTCTCCAAGTAATCCAGCGCGTGCCACGTCTTCGGTCCGACGATGCCGTCGCACGTCACGCCCTCACCATAGGCCGCCTGATAGCCGCGCACCGCCGCGTCGGTGATCGGGCCGAAGTCGCCATCCGCCGGGAAGACGCCGAGCAGGTTCTGCACGTAGACAACGTCGTCACCCTTGTCGCCGAGCCCGATGGTTTCCCGCCCCGGCTCTTCCTCCGGAATGACCGGCGGCGTTGTCGGCGGTTCAACTGGCGAAACTGGCGGGGCGACCCCGATGGCCTTGCCTGACAGTGCCGTGGCGAGCGCGCTGCAAACCTCATTGAAGTTCTCCTCGTACACCTCCGCGTCGGCAGAACTATCAACGAACACGATCTCCGCCAACACACTCGGCATGGCCGTTGAGTTGAGGAAGAATAAATTATCTCTGTACTTTGGTCCGCGATTCGGCAGAGCCGTCGCCTTCGCGATGCCGTCCGCGACCTTCTTCGCCAAATCTTTCTGCGTCAGGTACAGGCACTCCACGCCCATCTCAGTGCTGGTGGTTTGGTAGGCGTTGAAGTGGATGCTGACATCGAGCGTTCGCGATTTCGAGTTGTGCCAGTTCACGATGCGATTCAAATTTTCATTCTGTGAGTGGCTCTGATCGTCGTGGAACGTTTTGATCTCGACGCCAGCGCCGCGCAACAGTCGCGCAGTCTCCTCGACCACGCGGCGTGCCTCGTTCACTTCGTCCAGATATCCAGAAGCTCCCCGAATATATTTGCCATGGCCCGACGACATACAGATCGAGATCATGATGTTTTCCTCTTAAGTGTTTACACCACCGGGCGGTATCTGAATCGGTGGCGGCGTGCTTTCATCTGGGAAAGTGAGACCACTGTCGATCTCCTGAGGCGTCGATCCAGGTTCCGGTGCCGGAGCGGCTGGCGGTTCCGACACCGGTGTTCCGGCACCGGGATCATCCGGCCAAGTGTTGTAATCGCCTCTGTCCAGCTTAGGATTCTTCAGAGTAGCGCGTGTGGTGTATCCGGCGCGCGTGTAGTTATGCTCGACCTCAGTCATTTCATAGGTGCCATCCACACCCGGTCGTGCGCCGATCACTCTCATCATAGAACCCGCCGCGCACCGAGGATCGCCGTTGATCAGCGCCCATCCGGTTCCGCGGCCAGATTGCGAATCCGCTGTTGATCCTTGGTTCTGCTGCTCGGCATTGGTTTGGTTGGCGACTTGGTTGATCTGATGGGCGATAGCCTTGGCTCGCCCGAACGGTTTGGTTCCGCCGATGGCCGCCTTGATAATGTTGAACGAGGCGTTGTGCAGATCGAATGTCGTCGCTGCGGCCTCGCTGTACTGCGGTCGCCCTACGAACGGCTTAATGCGCCAAGCAATTAGATTGACTTCCCACTCGGCATCGACAACGGCCAGCGTTTGACCGTCAGCGTTGAGACCTTCTCCAGCCTTAAGAAATATCGCCGTACCATTGGCGACCTTGAACAAGCCGCCGAGTTCCTTGGCCATGTGCTGACCGAAGTGATGCGGGCTTTCTTTGACATGCCAGAAATCCCGGGCGATCTTCATCATAGACGGGGACATCTTGACCTTGAGCCCAGCCTTGCCAAATACGCTTTCAGCCACCTTCATGAACGGAATTTGACCAGCACCACCGGCACCGCCACCCGCGCCCGTGCCTCCACCACTGCTCCCGCTGGTCTGCGATGGTGCGGCGCTGTCGTCCTGTTGTCCCTCACCGTGTGTCTCGTGCTGAACTTCTTTACCCGCACCCCGGCTGTCGGCCGATTCAGCTTCGATCCATAGACGTCGGCCGCCGCCGCGGCGAGAAAACCCGGACTCAGCGGATGTTACCGTGCCGGAAAACACCATCTGCATTCCCGGTCCACCCCACTCGTACTCTTTGAGTTCGCGGCCGGACGGCAGATCGACCAGCTTGCCGGGGAGGTTCGGTCCTTCGTTGGCCCAGCCTAGCGCCACCATGATCGCTTCGCCATCCGGAGGGATAACCAGCTGAGCGTTGCGATCGTCTAACTCCATAGAGCACTTGTCCATGCTACCTTCAAAACTGTCGACGACCTGCACCGAAATCAAATACGGGTTGAGGCGGGCGGTAACGTTTTGCCCGCCGACCATGATCTGACAAGCGGCTCTCCGCCGCGAACCTTGGTGCTCGGCCATCTTACGATGCGCTCCCCGGAGCCGCAGGCAGACGCTTTTTCGGAGTCCCTTGCGTCATGCCGCCGGATGGCGTGGTTCCCCACAGCACCACCGTAGATTTTATCTTCGGTGCGCCGCTGAGGATGCCGAAATCAATCGGGATGCGCACTTGCGTTCCAATCGGCAGGAACGGGCTGTAGCGGTGCGCCTTGGCCAGATGCGGGTTGTCGTCTAGAAGTCTTTCTATGACACCCGGCGCGCGATTGCGATATCGGCGCCATACGATAAGATCAACCGTGATACGGTCGGCTTGAACAGTTACAAGATCGTAAGAAGTTACATCAATCATGCCGTCGTCCCCCACAGCAAACTGAACTGCGCAGCTTGATCATTGGGGATTGGCACCCGCTGAAACGAAGCTTCGAACTCGATCATCTGCCCGACGCCGTCCTGCGCGATCAAAGAATGCGCTCGCTGCATGGTCTCGATGATATACCAGCCGAAATGCCAACCGTCTCCTCGCATCAGAACATGCGCCATACCTCTACGACGCATTTCGTCCAATGCATCCAAGTGACTCAGTCCACCTGCGCTCGGCCGTCCACCGGTATGTTCTTGAAGTCGGCCGCCAGATGTCTGGGGTGATGGGCCAATGATAGGATGGCGAATGTTGCGTTGAGCGTCCCGAGATCTGCGGGCGAAATAGTGCGGGAACACCCGTCCCTTCAGCTGGATCTGTTCGTCGTTCTCACCCACCCATTCCCGGTGCATGGCGGCACCGGCAATTTCTTTCTTCGCCCAGTCGGCGGAGGTAGCATGCGACATGGAGTTGACGTTGAAGGGGAACACCTGAAATTGAATCGGCCCCCACTGGAATAGGACGTAGTTCATTTCGCACTATCTCCTCGGGCAACCAATTTCAAGAATCACTTCACCTTCATTGTTCATGTCCGCAATAAAAACATCCCAGCTTCTAGCGGTGCCCATAACGGCTTTCCATCCGCTGGTTGGACACTTGTCGTTTTCGCCCTCACCAGAATGTGTCATGATGCGAATGCACTCTTCACGCGTGCCACGAAAGAACTCGGCGACCATCACACCACCGTCGATCTGTTCATGGCGATAAGTAACGACCCATTGTGGTTGTCGCATTATGCTGCTCCGGTATCTGAGTAGCTGCTCCACCTCGCTTCTCGGACTTCACGGTCGGCCTCCCGGCGCAGCGTGCGCCGCGCAAACTGCATGTCGGTATCCTTGACATGGACATTCATTTGGACTGGGACATCCATGTCACCGCGCGGTTGCGAGGGTGTTCCTGATATTGGAGCAGCTGGAGCCGCTGCCGGTGCTCTCGGTTTCGCTACGGATGTTGGCTTGCCGCCGATCCCCTGGAACTGACCGATGCCGGTGTTCTTGGCACCATGCCACGGCTTCCATCCTTTGCCTCCCTGCGCCGCCTCGCGCAGCGCAAAGTCAATGGCCGCCTTCTCATTGGCTGGATCACGTGGGTCGAGTCCAGTTTCTTTTTGGAATCTGTTGCCGAGACCGCCGCCCATATAGAGTTGGAACGCACCCCAACTGTCTTCACGTCCCTTGTAACTGCCCTTGCCGGTTTTCGGCACCGAAGACTGGAACGTACCTAGACCCTCTGATCGTGCCACCCGCATGGCGACATCCGGGTCGATACCGTACTTCTTGGCGGTTTCGCGGATGTGTCCTTCCATGCCGCGCGGATCATCCTTCGTCTTAGGACTGTCCACTCCAGACACTCCGGGCGCACTCGCTCCCTCGCCAGGTCGCGCCGTCTTGACACCCTGCGCTTTCTCCCGTGCAGCGGCAACCGCAGCGTCACCCGCGTAACGGAAATCCATATCAGCAACCTTGCGCCGTCCGTAACCGTACTGATCAACGACACCGACCGTGCCGTCCTTCTTATTGTACGAGCCTGGAACAATGGTCATCACGTGACCACCCGTATCGCCTGTCGCCAGCGGTTGACCAACTCCGCCGCCATAGCGACGCGATCGGTACGTTGCCACGGTGCTACCGAACGGACGGTCAGGCTTGTTGACGTCTTCTGCTGACGACGCTTCGCCCCACTTGCGCCAGACCGATGCGATGGCTCCACCCGCTTGCGGCTTGAATCCGGCCGATGCGACATAAGCACTGGCGACCTTGCCACACGCGCGTCCGGACATGCGATAGCCTCTGGACGCGAACAAACGCTTCAGGCCATTCTCGTCACCCTTGCGACCGAGAGTCTCGGCCTCCTTCATCGTAGCCGCGTCAATCGGCTTCCCGCCTTCGTCGGCCAATCCTGCGGGACCGCCCGGTCCGCCGGTTGTACCGCCGCCTTGACTGCCGCCTGTTCCAGGAGGACTTCCTCCAGGAACGCCCCCGCCCGGCGAGTACGTCGCTTGCATCACACGCGCGCCACCCGCGCCCGCGCTGCCGCTCGCGTAGCCGACACCGGGAGTGCCACCGGGTCCGAGATTGCCGATGCCGAGCGCTGCCTTCCAGATCTTCACTGCCTCGGTGGTATCGGTTAATTCCAACGACATCTTCTTGAGACCGCCGGTGGTCTCGTCGGTTTTCTTCTTGAGTTCGTCAAATTTCTTTTGTGCTTCCTCGCGCTCACGCCGTTCTCGGTTATACGCTTCGCGTCGTGTTTCTTCACCCGGTGTGGGGAAGGCGCTCCACTTGTTTGCACGAGGGCTGCCCGACTTGCCCGGATTCAACGGATTGTCAGCGCCTTTCGGGCCGAAGATAGTCTCGCTCCAGTTCTTGTTTTCCATCCACTTCGGCTTCGCACCGCCCTTGAACAGATAGTCATAGAGTTCTCTTAACTGCTTGACTTCGACCTGGAGGTCTTTGATTTGTTGCGTGAGCCACTTGATGCCTTCGGTGGCACCGAGTGAATGCAGCAGTTCCCCGAATTCTTCACCGAGCTCGTCTACAGACGCGATCATCTTGTCGAGCCTGGCCTGCGGTCCACCCTGTCGGTTTTCGTAACCCTGCATGGCGGTGCCAGCAGAATTGAAGACGGACGTGATGCGCTTGCCCATGTCGTCGTAGTCTTTCATGGATTCGCGAATAGCCCGGCGCTCCTTGGCGGAAAACTTGGCGAGGACGTCGTCCCGATACTTGTGCTGCTTAAGCAAACCGATGAAGACGCCGTAGACATCCTTTCCCTGTCGTTGGGCATTACGCAGGATGTTCGTCATTCCCTTTTCAGTATTGGTCAACAGCTTGGAAACATCCGGGCTGACCATCATCTCCAGTGTTCTGGAAAACAAATTGACGGACTCACTCGTGTCCTTGGTTACGTTCTGGAACGAACCAAGGATCGCCACCATGCGGCCGATGCCTTCTTTGCCTTTGTAACCCCACTCGCTCATAGCCTCGGTCAGCTTCGGCATGTTGCGCGACAACTCGTCGGCATTTAACTTGAAGTCAAAGACACCCTTGGCGATGTAGTCCAAAGCGAGCCCGACGTCCTTGGCTGGCACGCCCATGTTCCGCATCATCGCGGCCATGCTCTTGCTAAGGATCTCGACATCAGCTCCCATGCTGCGAGCAGCCTTGGCCACTTGCGGGAAGATCGCTTCGGTTTCCTTCAGGGACAGTTCGGCGCCTTCGCGCAGCTGATCGAAGCCCTCGATCAGCTGTTTCATCGGCGTCCCGGTTTCCGATGCCAGATTGCGAAGCGCCTTGGTTGTCGCTATGATTTCTTCCCGCGTTGCACCGGCTTGATTCTGCATCAGGCGCATGCGATCGTCGATGGATGCAAACCCCAGGAACGAGCGACGAGCGGCTTCACCCGCTGCTGCTGCACCGAGCATGCGTGCGGTCATCGACCGCATCGCCACGTTGGCTCCTTCAATGGCGGGTGTCAGCGTCGTGTTCAACACACGTTGTACGGAACTGAAGCCCGTGCGGATGGCGACACCGGCTCTTACTCCCGCCGCCCCTAATCCAGCAAGAGCAGCAGACGTAGTCGTCGCGGCAGTGCCAACAGCGGCGAGACCGGTGGTGGCGGTCCTGGCAAATTCAACGGACTTAATTTGGGGAACGGAAAATGCCTTGCTGAGTTGCTTCTCCAGCTTGTTGGCATTGTTGGAAGCAGACGTCATCGCCTTGGCGGTGTTGTCTTCCGCCGTTAGTCTGATTCTGGTTTCCTGGTCGGCCATATTTATGGTTCTTCACTCAGGTCAAAACCGGGTTGAGTGTCAATGGGCAATGGGACACCAGGACCTTGTGTCACATTCATAGGACGACCGCTGCCGTTGACGGTGGTTTCGCCGTGGACTTCATCGGCGGTAACGAGAACATCAGGTGCGGCCTTCACCGGAATGCGGCCGGACTCGATGTCAGCACGTATTTCAGGCGTCAGCATTCCAATAAATGTTTCTACAACGCGCTCGGCATCTGGATACCTCAGTTCTCGAATAATGGATTCCTCGACCCCGGCCATGACGACAAGAAGCTCAATCATGTTCTTCCACTGGCCCTCGTTCCAGCCCAGCACATGACCGAGCCGCAACGGGGCCAATGATATGGATTCAATCTTCCTCCCGTTGAATTCGAACGGGATATACAATTGAATGGTGCGTCCACCGAGTTTGTCGTATGTAATCATTTGTCCCCTGGCTTGTGACGCTTGGCGACCTTGAGCCTTGCGATCTCGCTTTCCAAATCACTGATCATGCTTTCTGGATCATCGCCCTGAGCGACCCACTTGTCGACTAGATCATGCAGTTCGTCTTGAAAATTTCCCATGCATCACCTGTAGTACCAGATTGCAATGACCGGCTCACCCTTGTCGACACGCTGATCCACGTTTTCAACGTCGTCGGAAGTGCCTGCGCCGTCCCGATCGGCGCAGACCACCCGTTTGTTTTGATCCTGGCGTTCCAGAATCTTGATGAGTTCGGCAACCGTCACGTCGCCACCGCCGGAAGTGCCAGCAGCCTGACCAGATCCTTGTTCTGGTCCTCGCCGCCGATGCGCTTGGTGGACGTGAAGAAGTCCCACCAATAAACCTCCCACGGTTCCTCACCGGCTTCCAACTGCATGTAGAGCTCATAGTGCGTGATGGCCCGAATGCTGTACTCGTGCGCCATCAGGTCGCCCTTGCGGAACGCCGTCGGGTTGACACGGCCGATGCGGCCTTCCAAGACAGCGTAACCCTGCAGGGCTTTGCTTGTTCTCCTGTCTCGGATCAAGCCGTACACAGAAAACCGCTGGTAGCGACGCTCTTCGCGGCTGATGAACGTCATGATGTCCGGATCCCAACCGGCCAAGTTGAACGTGGCCTCGAGCCGATTCATGTGAGTCGGGATTTCGATGGCGATCGGCGCACCACCGGGCGCGTGGTCCACGTAGTTCTCTTCGAGACCAGGAAGCTTGAGTTCCTGGAGCACAAGGTGAGTGCTGACGCCTGGAGCGGTGCCGTCACCCGTATCGCCGCAGATCATGTTCACGCTTTCCAGCGTGTAGATAGTGGCTGTCATTTTAGAATCCTTCTGTTAACAGATGATGGCTACGACGTCGAGAGGTTCAGCTGGGATGCAAGGTCTGCCACCATGGCGTCGATGGCTTCCCGGTAACGGGAAGACTCGATGGTCAGGTGCTTCAGCACTGGCGGCTCCTCGGCCTTGAAGCCGACGGTCAACTTGCCAAGGCGAATCTGCTCTGGCGAATTGCCTTCAGCCTTGAAGCCAACCTGATAGCCGAGGATGTGCTGATCGGCCTGCAGGTCGCGCAGGAAGAACTTCATGGTATTCAGGATGGCCTGCACCGTGTGACCGATGATGTTGTAACGGCCCAGATACCAGCGCAGCGCACGCAGCATGCCGAGGTGGATATAGTCTCGGCCACGCATCACGTTGTACATCCTCCACAGTTCATCCTCGCCAGCGTTGTCCGTGCTGATGAGAACGAAGCCGCCTGCCGCAATAGCGAAATCGTCACCGACTTCACCGCGGATCAGCACGCCGATATTGGCAGCCAGAAGTTCCTGAGCTTCGTTGGCCGAGTCGGTCAGGCTGAAACCGATTTCTCGGTTCGGCGAGATGATGCCCTGCACGGGTTGGTTCGCCGCGCTATGGAACGGCGCACCGGTTGCGTGATCTCGCGCGACCATGATGCCCGCCATGCGGGGTGCCAATGGACGGATCACAATGAACGAAGTCAGCGGATCCATGACACGGCAACCGCCGGACAACGGAATAAGCCGTTGCGACTGCATCGTCTCACGCCAGTCGATATCGTTCTGCATCGAAGAGCCTGCGCTCTCGACGATCATGTGGCCCATCAGTTGGTTGCAGACCGCCGTGGCACCCGCCACAACCGGATTGGCACCCGCCACGAGCTCCGCGGTATAGGTCGCGGTTGTTCCAGTCGATACCCATGTCAAGGTGAACGCCGCTCCGTTGCCAGAGCCAGACGTGCTGATAGGTTCTTCTGGAGTCACGCTCGGAGTTTCGGTACCGACCAGGAAGCCTGCATTGGTGACGGTCGCCGTCAAAACGGAACCGGTGCTGACCGTGGCCACAGTCAAGACCACGCCGTTGGGAAGCATCAGCTGCTCGCCAACTTGATAGCCGATACCACCGATCGCCACTGCCGCCGCCGTTACTCTTCGTCCTGGAGCAGGAGCCGCAACGGTTGGCGGAGTATCATACCACGCACCGGGAAGATCCAGCGAGACAGTTCCCAATGATCCGTCCGACATACCATAAGCATGACCGACAGCCTGAACAGCGTTCGGACCACCGCCGCTAAACGTGATGGGATAAAGATGGTCCTGCACGTAAGTCGTCCCCGGCACGGTCCGTTCGATGGCACCGACACCGTTGGCCATCTGGCTCGTATATCCAGGAGCAGTCAAGATACGAGGGGTGAATCCCAATTTCGCTGCCGACTTGAGAAACGCCCACATGCCGGTGCCGTTCAAGCTGTCGCCGGCGATCTTGGAAATCGTCTGCTGCAACTTGATGGCTGGATCTACAGAGGTACCTTCTGCCGTTCGCACGATAACGATGCGTGCAGCAAACTGCGTTTCACCAAGCTGGTCGTTGATGCCACGAACAGCATCAGACAGATACCCGGCTTCGCCGAGTTTCTTTGTCTTGGTGGTGTCGTTAGAATTAACGAAAACCGGTGTGTCGAGCGGATACGCAGTCGGGTCGGCCAACGGTGCCGGTCCGACGATGCCGATTGTCGAAAGGTCAGCGGCCATAACAGGACGCGCACCTTCGTCTACTCTACGGATACTAATACCAAAGGTCGGATCAGCCATAGTGGGTCACTCCTGTTAGAACTTGCTTGGGGGTGTTTGAATTTCAAGTTGCTTGGTCGTCAGCGCGTG